ATGGAGGTCAAGAACAGCAATCAGCAACTCGCATACGTGCGCGCGATGCTTTCAAGCCTCAAGATCAACGCCGAAGTTGGTAAATTCATCGAATACACAGCTGGCTTTATGGCGATGAAAGGCGTAGCTGGTACTGCTACCCCTGCCTACGACACTGCGGAATCTGAGTTCACGTCAAATCATATCGCATTGAAACTGGCATCAGATCTTACAGGATTGGATGCAGCAAGTGATGTGGATGTTCAATCTGTCGAACTTTCCATTGAAAAGAATCCAGAGCTTATTTGGAAATTCAAGTCAAACGAACCGGCAGACATTCAAAACACCGTTTTTGCGATTGAGGGTAATATTGAAGCGGTTTTTGACAGCACGACGCTCAAAGCAATTCATGAGGGAAATACGGCACGCGCTTTGCGTCTATCTTTGGCAAACACAGGCGTCACAATCGGCACGGCAAGCAACCCTGGTCTTGTGATCGATCTTGCAAAGGTGAAGTTCCATGGATGGGACAAATCAGGTGGCATGAATGAAACAGTAAAACAGTCCATCAATTTCAAAGCGCATTACTCGATGGGAGATGCAAAGATTGCCACGGCAATCCTAACCAACACTAATGCATCCTACTAATATGGAGATCACAACACCAAACGGGACCGTAGTTGTCCTCAAAGATTACATCACAGGGCGAGATGAGAGAGACATTCAGGCAGTTTTGTTCTCCGGCATGAAGATCGGACAGACACTCGAAAGCATTGACCCGTCAGTCATCGCAAAATCCCAAGACAAGGCGATCGAGATCGTTGTGGTCAGTGTGAATGGTGACACACAAGATGTAGTGGAAAAAGTCCTTTTGCTCCCACGTGAAGATTTCCATGTCGTCAAAGACGCTATCGATAAGATCACAAACGGCGATGAAGAAAAAAAAACGAACTGATCCGTCAGATCAACCGCGTTACAAGCGGTCAATTCTGCACAGTCCTTCCTGAACTCCACACATTCCTACTCTGCAAATACATGGGCTGGGATTACCAGACCTACCTTAATCAGCCTAATTGGTTCATCGATATTGCACGTGAATACATGCAACGTGAACTGAAAAACAATGGCAAACGCTAATGCACAACTTCAGATCATCATAGATGCACAGAATAACGCGTCAAAAACACTGAAACAAGTCAGTGTCGATGTCGGTTCTCTAGAAAAAACATCAGGATTAGCTTTTAGCGCGATCGGAGCGGCTGCCCGTATCGCAACTGTCGGTATTACGGCGCTTAGCGGTGCTGTTGCCGCTGCCGGTGTTTATTCCTTAAAGAACGCAGCAAATTTTGAGCAATATTCCATGGCGTTTGAGACGATGCTTGGCAGTGCTGACAAGGCCAAAAACTTGTTGAGCGAGATCGTGGAAACGGCAAAGCAAACACCTTTCCAACTTGATGAGCTTGTCGTTTCGTCAAAACAACTTTTGGCATACGGATTTGCACAGGAAGATGTAATCAAAACGACGACCATGCTTGGCGATATTTCAGCAGGGTTGAATCTCAATCTTGCCGACATGGCGTGGCTTTATGGAACGACACGTGTTCAAGGTCGTCTCTTCTCTAAAGACCTTTATCAATTTACAAATCGCGGCATTCCGCTCACTGCAGAGCTTGCAAAACAGTTTGGCGTGACGGAGGGAGAGGTGCAAAAACTCGTAGAACAAGGCAAGGTAGGCTTTCCAGAGGTTGAAAAAGCTTTGCAATCAATGACTGGCCAAGGCGGGCAATTCAATGATTTGATGATCAAACAGTCTGCAACTCTTGGTGGTCTTATCAGCAACCTAAAGGACAGCTTTTCAATTCTTGGCATGGAAATCGTCGGTGTTTCAGCTACTGGTGAAATAATTAAAGGAGGTCTTTTTGATAAAGTAAAAGAGGCGGCAGTCACCCTTTATACATGGATTGAACAAAACAAAGAATCGATCAGGACATTTGCACTTGAAACGATGCAAAATGAGGTGATACCGGCAATCATGAACGTGATTCAGTGGATCAAAGAAATGGTGCAATGGTTCAAAAACAATGAGGAAACGATACGAATTATCATCGAAGTGGTAAAAATGTTCGGCACTGTCATAGCGTTTGTTTTCAAAGCAATTGCTCTGGCAGTCGTGACATTATCAAAACAGTTTGAACAGTTTTTCTATCTTATCTTTTTATGGATTGAGGGATTCAAAGAAAACTGGGGAGGCGCGCTTTCCAACATCAAATCAATGTTCTCATCATTTGCAAGTTCCGTTGTCGGTGTGGCAAAAAAGATGTTCGAGCCAATAAAAACCGCATTTTTTGACATGGTTGATGCCATTGTCGCTGTTTGGAACAAAACTATCGGCGGGAAAGGATTTAAAGCGCCTGATTGGGTTCCAAAATTTGGCGGTAAGGAGTTCACGATCCCAAAATTACCATCACGCGCAGTAGGTGGCTCAATGACAAGCGGCAAAGCATACATGGTCGGAGAAAATGGGCCGGAAATGTTCATACCTTCCTCAAATGGGCGAATTGAGAAAAACCCTCAGTCGGCATCAATCAATATCGTGTTCAACAATCCAGTCGTGCGCAGTGACGCGGACATTGACAAGATCATTCGACTTGTAAAGCAATCGATCGGTCGTGACAACGAACTAAACCGCATAAATGCTTTCTAAAATATGAACATCCTTTTCGACAATGTGGCGCTCCATCAAGACCCTTATGTGGTCAATACGATACGGCACGAGCAAACACCTGACCGCGACATCTTCAGCGGTGTTCTTGCGCGTGAGCGAGGGGCTTTCGTGATGAATACGGCGCATAGGTCAAAGGTCATTGTCGTTACGGGCTATATCAAAGCAACAAGCGCAATGGAGCTGGACCAATACATTGACGAAGCAAAAGAACTGTTCAGCAGAGAAAAGAGACCACTGGACATCGATTATGCAGGAACGACACGCAGATATTTTGTCACATCAACAGCATTCAAATGCGACAGAGAACATTATCACATCACTTTTGTCCCTTTTACTGCTGAATTTTTGGTGCCTGACGGTGTTGGAATAAATCCAAGTCACAGAATTCACGAGGTGACGGATGTTACAGATGCGGAAAAATCGGAGACTGTAACGGTATATGGAAGCGCATATCCTGAATACTCTGCAACCATTACGATCAATACTGCCGGTGGAATGACAGAATTGACGTTCACAATCGGTGGGGACATGATCACATGCCCCGCTACATTCCAAGACGGCGACGTGCTGATCATTGAATCAAAGAATTACACCGTTTCACTCAACGGCACAGTCATCAATTATGAGGGCATATATCCGCGATTAAATATCGGGCAAAACGTCGTCATTGTCCGTCACGATGGCACTAGCGCGGATTACGACCTGCTTTTGCTCTACGCTCCCACGTATTTATAAATTAACAAGAAAAACATATGGCTACATTTAATAAATTCGACTGTTTCGTGGAAGATCTCGCGGAAAAAGTCCACAATCTGAGCGGGGACACTCTCAAGGTTGCTTTGACAAACACCGCCCCCATAGCAACGAACTCAGTTTTGGCAGATATAACGCAGGTGGATTACACGTATCTTTCTGATCGAACAGTTACGATCACATCGTCAAGCCAAACATCAGGTGCTTATTCGCTGGTTCTTGAGGACCTGTCTTTGACGGCATCAGGCGGCGTTGTTGGTCCTTTTCGGTATGTCGTTCTCTATAATGATTCAACAACCGGCGACAAGATGATCGGATGGTCTCAAGGGTGCCTCTGTAACGCTTTATGACGGTGACGAATATTTGATCTATTTCGACAACGACGGTGCAATAACAATTTCTTAGCATGGAGACATTTGGACAAACAACCTACACCTATACGACATACGTTAATCGCAACAAGATTCGCGGTGCGCGTGGTCTTTGTCCAATCAATGGGACGGTTGTCAGTTTACATGCTTATATCGGAGGATCTTCAGTCCAACGAAAATGGGATTCTGACGAACGTGCAAGAATGGCCCTTTATGATGCAAGCGGCAACAAGATCGCGGAAACAGAGGAAAAGTACGGTGATGATGTTCAACCTACGGCGGGAAAAGTCGAGACGTTCACTTTTACAAACCCTCCGCATGTTGATGAAAATACAACCTACTATATAGCGATCATCTATGGTGCGCCTGACAGCTTTGACAGTATCGGTGTAAATTACATTGATTCAGGTGGCGTTTCGACGAATCAGCCATACCAAGATTACACATACGGTACGATGCCGAGCACTGTGACTTTGGTTAATCGAACAAATCAATATTGCGTGTGGGCAACCGTCTCCCCCGACACTTATGAGCATACCGTCGAGCCTGTAACTTTTGGCGTGACGATCGAAGAAGCAATCCTTTCAAAAAGAACTCCAACGATCTTAGAGGGTCTGTCTGCAAACGTAACTCTCAACCCGTTGACCTATGTCACAAAATTTCTGCACAATGTCGGAGATCAGGCGTTGACTGTTGCTTTTAGGGCAATCGGCTTTCTCAAGACAACGGTTCCATGGACTGTCGACGGAACAATCAAAGAAAAGAGATATGTGTACAAGGTATATGACGCTGAAGGAAATTTTATCAAGACGTGGAGCAAAGAACACATCAAGAACTCCCCATCATTTTCTATGGCGATCAATAGCGGTGCAGGAGAATTGACCATCAATCTTTCTCTCTTTGAATCCAATTACGGGGAGAATTCGGATGTCAAATACGGCAATCGCGTCAAGGTATATTGCTTTGACAGAGATACCGATGTTGACGGTGTTGTCGTGTATAGCGGATATATTACAAAATACACACCTTTTATACGCGGAAATGAGGAGGGAGTGACAGTCACGCTTTTGTCTGACGCATGGTATTGTGGGCGCATGATGCTTTTGGATGGAATCGCAACAACGGTGCAATATCTCTCTCAAGACCCAAGCGACATTATGCGGGATCTGTTGGATAAATTTACAGCGCGTGATGGAATGCTTTCTTATACGTACAGCTCTATTGACGACACTGATACAACCGTAAGCTACACATTCAATACAAACACCTTTTTGGAAGCCATGCGCAAGGTGCTAGAGTTGTCGCCATTGGGGTGGTATTTCCGCATCGACCCGTCTGATAAAGACAGATACCTCTCTTTTGACGGCACAAATGATAATGTCGAGGGTCATGTTGTCCAGTTGCGCAATGATCTTGATGTCACGATCGAATTTGAGCCGGATGTCGTAAATACGCAAAAAATATTGCTACAAAGAGATGGAGCCGTCCGTTCCGATCTAATTGAGATCCAAAATGATGGAAAAATTCTTTTCTCCATTAAGACAGCAGGAACGCCGGGGTATATGGATCTCATTACCTCTGACGGTGTAGCAGTAATCGGTGAACGCGCGACATACCGCTTTACCTACAATGCTCTTGGGGGAGCCACGATCTACAAAAACGGTGCTGTCGTTACAACTGCTGCTTATGCAGGCGATTATGATACTGCAAATCAAGCCAATAACTGGCGAATCGGCAGTTTAAATAATTCCAGCAGGTTTTTTGACGGGAAACTGTACAGACTTGTTTTCAGGACTGACGGTGTAACGCGCTTTTCTTATGACGGGAGCAAGACATCTGACAATAAACTTATGGACGTTTCAGAAAATGACCGTCACGGTGTGATATCAGGAGCGACATTCGGCTTTGCTGATGACTTTGGAATTGTCCAAATGCACGAAAAAAACGACGCCGCCGATCATCAACTTGTTCTCGGCCACCATATCTCAGAGTACATGCCAGAAAAGCGCATAGAAAACATGGTCAACACGATCTATTTCGTCGGTGACGGAATTTACAAGAAATACACGAACACATCATCCGTCTCCGAGTTTGGCGAATTCTCAACAAAGTATATCGATCAACGCGTATCAGTTGAAACAACGGCAGATATTATCGCAGGCAGGATTTTGGACAGTCAAAGCAGTCCCGAGGTTCGTGTTGTAATTAAAGTCCTAGACAACAACGGGCAAATGGACGGGAAAGGATATGACATTGAGTCTTTAAAAGTAGGGCAAACCGTTAAAATCAAAAATGCGACATCAAAGAGTGACAATGCATGGGATGACGTAACATGGGATGTTGATTCATGGGATTACGAGATCACAAATGCTCCTGGAATTGCCTTACAGATCATGAGCATTGAGTATTCACCGGAAAGCGCCGTGTTGGAACTCTCCAACAGGTTGCCTGACGTTGCTAAACGTATTGAGGACATCAACAGAAACTTCGTCGATTCTGTGACTGTCGATAATCCATCAACGCCTGACGTATGATAACATTAAGATATGGCACATGCAGTCTTTGCGGATGCGATCTCATTGATTGGGAAAAAAAGCGTCTGTCTGATAATTCTGTGCGCCATTACATCGAGGTCAATCGCTATTGGGTTTTTGTTGTACTTCTTTGCGCTCATTGCAGGGAAAGCCTGGTCAAAGGTGAAGATGTATCACAAAGCGCGCAGATCATCGTTGATCTCCATAAAGAGTATTGGAGGGAAAATCCACAGGACGCTCCGGACGGTTTTGAAGATTGGAAAGTGACAGACCCAAACACAAGCGACAAAAAGCACAAATACAATCTTGAAAAATATGAGGAGGAAAAAATAATTAAATCGTTAATGCAACAATAATATGTCACTCGCAGTCACCTACGTTTTCAGTCCGACAACGACGATCAGATCATCGGAAGTCAATCAGAACTTTTCCGATGTTGTCAATTTCTTAAACAACATATTTCAGCCTGGCATTGTCTTTTGGTTCAATGGAGCGATTGGCTCTATTCCGTCTGCATATTACTATTGCGATGGTAATAACAGCACGCCTGATATAAAAAAGCGATCTATACGCGGTGTCGGAGATGGATTGAATCTCGGCGATACTGGTGGTGCTGAAACGATCAATATTCAACACTCGCACACAGTTGCAAGCCACAATCATACAATATCAACGCAGGGTGAATTGGCGCGTGTTGCTGGTGATCACGGTTCGTCTGGTTTCTCAATCGGTGGATATTATACAGTGACACACAATCATGGCGGTTCTACGGGAAGTACAACGCCAGGGACAAACAACGCATTGAGCACTACACAGTCCGTTTTAAACCCATATATTGCACTTGTGCCTATCATGATCAAATAAACATTAACTCTCAATGTATGAGTTTTGATATATGCCCAAAATGTGGCTACAAAGAAAATGTCCTAGACCAGTCAGTTTATTGGCAAAGAAACCCACGATACAAGGGATATAAACTTGGTTACAGCATGACATCAATGCAACAGTATGGATGTTATTTGATGTGCTTATCGTACGTTACAGGGCTTGATCCTATTGATGTAGATAAACTTTTCATGGAAAAAGGCGTGTATAACGGCGATCTGATCATGCCGAAAGCTTTTGATGTTCTCGGTCTGAAAAACTATCAAAAAGTAACAGACATTGAGAGAATGCCTACTCAGGAGCTTTCTATCAAAGAGGTTCTTTTGGGACGATCACAACATTTTGTAGTCAGAATATTCCGCGATAACAAGCGCTGGATTTTCGACCCGTGGGATGGAAAAGAATTACCAATCAATCATTATCCTTTTAGGAGTTACAGGGTGTTTGATAAATAATTTATGCTATAATTAAAATGTAATCATTAAAATATCATTATGGAGGAACTACTAAAACGAATTAAAAGCGCAGGGTGGGTTGCATTGGCCGGATTTATCGCAACTGCAATAACTATTACGATTGAATATATTGACGTTTTTAATCTTACGGCACAGCAACAGGCTCTTGCTGTCATTTTTGGAACTGCGATCGTTAGTCAGATCACTAAGTGGCTAAACAAACAGTGAGATGTGCACCCGTGAAGAAGTAAAGTTGGAAATTGAAAGAGCGCTAACGGAGAATAACAAAGTCCGCAATCTTAACCTTGAAAACAATTTGCAAAGGCAAAAGGAAGAAATAATCAATCATATAAACAAAATAGTCGAGGACGGTAAGGCAATACCGACAAGAAAAATTGACCGCATCCAATCAGAATGTGTCAAGCGAGGACTCGGCATCGCAACTATGAACGAAAAAATCAGCAACATGGAAAAGAAGATCGACGGCATCATCGAAAAGCACGAGGAGCATATCGAGAAGCTTGACGCAATTTTGGAGAGACTTGATCGCAAGTATGCTCCGAAATGGGTGGAAAAAGCGATGATAACCGTCATCACCCTTATTTGTACATCGGTCGTTATAGCATGGCTCGCACACATAGGGCTTAAAAATTAACATCATTCTATGAGTGAAGATGTCCCCCTGCCCAGGTCATTCTGGCATGAATACATCATCCTCGGCATATCCGCTCTCCTCGCTGTAATTCCCCTCCTGCTTTTCCTTTTTCTCGTTCGTTAAAACTCTCGTTTTTTCCTCTGTTCATTAACAATCAACAGATAGAAAAAAGGAGGTATGTCATGCAACAAGTTCTCATAAGTGCCTGTTGTGTATGTGGCTGTGTTTATGCCTGTTCAATAAATGGTATCAAAAGAAAGTGCCATTGGTGCCCTGATTGCATTGTGTGTATTTCACATCTTGATGATCCATTAAGTCATGGATTTTGTGATTCACATTATGATGAAATAAGTAAAAAGTACAAGCGGTTAAGGCATTGACTGTCAAAAGCCATGGGTATAGAATTATAATATAATTATTATATTCTATGCCTATGGCACGAAAGAACATTGCTGGTGTGAGATATGGATATTTAGTGGCAATAAAACCAGTAAGAAAATACTACAACAAAAAAACTCAAGAATGGATCTGGTTAGCTAAGTGTGATTGTGGAAAATTCATAGAAAAAAGAATCGGTCAATTTACAGTTGGTGACAATAAAAGCTGTGGTTGTATGTCAAGATTCATGAAATCACAAACTAAGTTATCTGAAAAAAACCCGAATTGGACTGGCGATAAAGTTGGTTTGAATGGATTGCATAGTTGGGTGAAACGAAGATTGAAAAAGCCTGAAACATGTGACTTTTGTAACAATTCCAAACCGTATGATCTAGCTAATAAAGGCATTTACGATAGAAACCTGGACAACTGGGAGTGGTTGTGCCGTAAATGTCATATGACTAAGGATGGCAGGATCGAGATACTTATAGAGAATGGTAAGAAAAACTTAGAAAATTACCTCCATCAACGAAGATCATCTTTGTAAGCATTTCTCCATTGTAGCCTTTGGTGTCCAATCTCGGACATCATAACTCTACAATGGAGGTGAAAATGTTCATCAGCATCTGCATCAGACATCAACAGATCTGTGTTGACGGTGAACGGTGGCGTTTTTCAAGCAGCGACGTTTGCGATACGGCCATGTCAATGCACATGCCGGTTACCATCGCAGGCTGTCCGCAATGCGACATTGAGAGGCAAGTCGAACAGGATTTTCTAAGGAGGGAAGCCAATGTGGAACGAATTCGCACCGCACGAGCTTGAAGCAATCCCGAAACTGTACGCAACCGAACAAGAGTTCCTTGCAGATAAGGTTGTGCACGCGCACCTCTTTTTGGCCGGCTGCGACTGGTACATCATCGAGTGCGACGGCAGGGATATTTGTTGGGGCTTTGCCATCTTGAACGGTGACATCCAAAATGCGGAATTTGGGTACTTCTCTCTGGAAGAACTCAAGAAAATACGCATAGGACCGTTCGAGATCGACAGAGACCTCTACTGGAAACCAACGAAAGTCGCCTATGTCGACAAGATTCAGGAGTGTCTATGGCACCGCATGCCCGCAAGAAAACCATCCACGCAAGAGAATTGCGAAGATTCCTAAAATTCAAGCGTGTGGAACTGGACTGTGGGCACAAGTTTACCATCCACAATCTCTCCAACACGCTCATCATCACCAATGACGGCAAGATCCGTTGCCACAACTGCGGTTACTAAGGAGGTAACTATGGAATTCGGTAAAGTACGCGAGATCATCGAAAAGAATGCGAGCCTTCATTGGGATCAACTTTTTAAGCCTGCAGACATTCAATTCCTCTCCTTCGACGAGGTTGAGATCGGCGGATCTGTTTATGACGTGTCCGATTCTGCAAAACGCTTGATCGGTCAGCGCCTTGGCATTCCTGCGCCGTACCTCGATCGTTGTCCGCCAGACCTCCAGGAAAGAAATCTCTCCTATTGGTTGGCACAGCAGAAGAGCGAAGAACTCTTTTGCAGATTCAACGGTGGAACGCTGCGAGCGATCTTCACAAAGCGATATACGCCGATGGATAACGTGGAGATCATTCGACAGCTCAACATCCCAGAACACACGCGCTGTGTTTTTCGGGAAGACGAAAGCATGATGTCGTTGGCAATTCCTGACCGGTCGTCGGCTTTCAAGGTTGCGCCGGATGACGAGCTGTTGCCCGGTGTGGCGATCTCCAATTCGGAAGTGGGACTCAAGACGTTCTCCGTCTCGTCATATTTCCTGCGAATCGTTTGCACCAACGGGCTCATTACGTCGGAACAGATCAACCAAAGCTTTCGGCATACCTCCACAAAGGGTCTTGATAACTTCTATGACATCATCAGGACCATTTCGCGGCAAGTCGTCCAGAGCAGCGAACAGTTCAAGATCGCGGTTGATGCTCCGGCACAAAATCCGATGAAGCTCATCGAGAACTTCGGAAGGCATTATCAACTCACCAAAAAGGAAATCGAGCACGTTCAAGCATACTATGACGGCGAGCCTGATACCATGTGGGCGGTGATCAACGCCTTTACCGCCGCCGCCAACGATACGATCCTTGCGGTCGAGCGGATGTTTGTCTATCAGCGCATAGGCGGTCGCATCCTCGCCCTGACAAAATAATCTCAACCAAGCACACTCAATGCAGTGTGCTTTTTCGTGTTATTTCAAGGTGTTGACATGATACAACAGTGTGCTATACTTACAGTGTAACCAGTTACCTAGAAAGGAGACAAAAAAACAATGCCACAGAGCGAAAAAACCATAATCGCTTATCTCAAAAAGAGAGCAAAAAAGGAGAATCCGTTTGAGACTTCACATGCGGAAATCGTGAAAAGGACAGGTTTATGTTTGTCCACGGTGAAGATCCAAATGAACCTTCTCACGGTGCGCGGTGTCATCAAACGCACGTACCGAAGAACGGACAGGAAGCAAGTAGTAATGTTTAATTAAAGAACCCTATGAGCAAAGAAGTACAAAAAAGAGAAAACGCGCAATCAATGCAGACTGCTCCTGCGAATACATTGATAGCACAAGCAATCGAAAAAGGAGCTGACATCAGTGTATTGGAAAGATTGTTTGATCTCCAAGAACGATGGGAGAAGAATCAGGCGAAAAAAGAATACGATGAAGCGATGACGCAGTTTCAGGCAGAGTGTCCAATTATCCCAAAGATCAAAGACGGGTCACGCACTAAATCAGGTGAGCTTGCTTTCAAGTATGCCCCGCTGGATTACATTGTGAAAATCGTGAAGCCGATTCTCGCAAAACATCAATTAAGTTACGACTTCAAAACTGTGAAAGACGATGCCGGTGCAACAATCGCGATCAGATGTTTCGCAAAGCATATCGGCGGACATTCTGATTACAGCGAAATGGATCTCGGGCAAGGTGGCGGAACGTCGATCATGAGCGATGAGCAGATCAAAGCTGCAAAGACAACATTCGCAAAACGATATGCGTTCTGCAACATTTTCGGAATTGTCACGGAAGATGAAGATAACGAGAAAGCATTGCAAAATGTGCCGATCGTCGATGTCGAAGGTATCAAGGCGAAGTTTGACAAATGCAAAACGATCCCACAGGTGAAAAAGGTGAGAGACTCATTGACGCAAGACGAATTGCGCAACGTTGAGATCGTCAAATTTGCGAACGATGTCATCAAGCGGATCAAGGAGGATATACCAGTAATACCGCAATAATATGGAGATACATTATTGCGAACAAGGCACGCCAGAGTGGCATGAGCGACGGCGCGGCAAAATGACAGGAAGCCACGCCCAGGCTATCGGGACCAACGGCAGAGGACTTGATACATATATCTATGATGTCGTGAGCCAACTCTATGCCATCAATCCCCCAGAGTCATATACCAATTCAGATATCGAGCGAGGGAAAGAACTCGAACCGATCGCGCGAGAGCAGTACCAGTTTGAGACGTTCAACACAGTGACACAGGTAGGATTCATTGAGATTGATAAGTATGTCGGCTGCAGTCCGGACGGTCTTGTCGATGATGACGGCGGTATCGAGATCAAATGTGTGAACAACGCCCACCATTTCAAGCTGATCGTGCAGGGTATAAAGGCAATCGAATCGAAATACATCTGGCAAGTCCAAATGAATATGCTGATCACAGGTCGGAAGTGGTGGGACTATGTGTCGTACAATCCCAATTTCGAGCGTTCTCTGATCATCCATCGAATTTCACCTGACCCGGTCATGTTCAAGAAATTGGAGATCGGCATCGAAAAGGGAAAGAAGCTAATTCGTGAATTAAAAAAGAAGTATGAATGTAAATAAATCCATTATCATCGGAAGGTTAACACGAGACCCTGAACTCAAGACAACACCAAACGGCACATCACTGTGCACGCTGTCTGTCGCAACGTCAACACAATGGAAAGACAATACCGGGCAGAAGCAGTCGAAAACAGAGTTTCATAACGTTATCGCCTGGGGAAAACAGGCAGAGGTGATCGGACAGTACTTTGTCAAAGGGCAAGAGATCTATGTTGAGGGACGACTGGAAACGAGATCATGGGATGACAAAGAAACGGGAAAGAAGATGTACCGCACAGAGATCGTGCTTGAACGTTTCGATTTTGGCTCTCGTCCACAAAACGCTGCGCCGCAAGAACCAAAACAGCAACAGCGTCAAGAACCAATACCAACCATTGAACTTGATGACACGCCAGAGGTCGAGGCGGTTAAAGTTGATGATGACGAGATCAAACTTGAGGACGTTCCGTTTTAGTATCATATTTGCCACCAAATTCGCTCAGGTTAGCGTTTTTGGTGGCAATCTGTACATCTATGCCAAAAATGACATTCGAGGTCAAAATACGCTATCCTATTGAATGTACCGACAAGCATGACGGTAAAGACAAGGTCACGGCACTGATACAAATGCTTGGATTGCAAAGATTCACAGTTAAACACGTTCCAGACGTACGCTCAAACGCTCAAAATCGCGCACGGTGGCTCTTTTGCGATCAGATGGCACACTTGCTCAATGACAGTGGACTTGATATGCGCGCGTTCATTTCAGAGGGAATAGATATGCCGTGGTCAAAGGATACGTTCATGAGCTTTGTGTGGAAACCGACGCTCAAGATGCTGACAGGAAAAACAACGACACGAAAGGAAACAACGCAGGACATCAACACGATCTATGACGTCATCAATCGAGCGGTGACGGAAAGATCAAACGGCATGATCAAAACGCCGCCTTTCCCTTCGGTCGATTCTCTTATGGAGAGGGATGGCTATTAAATCATTTGCAGTTGCCTATAATTACGCAATAAAGTAGTGTTCATGCCCATGATCTTAACTTCTATTAACCACAAAGGAGCAAGACATGGGCATTGACCTACTCCCCGATTTCATACAAGAAAATTACGAGATCCACGAATGGAAACACGCGTGCGCAATTCTTAAAGAGGACTTCGGCGCAGAGTGGTCGGATATTATTGACGTTCTGACAGCGTTCAGGCTCAAGAGAAGTCATATCACCGTCGGAGGTGGTAGAAAATCAAAAGTATCTGAATACATAGACAATTTTCTTTTCAGTCGCGGATGGGTTGAAAAGGAATTCAAAACGAAGGTGGTCGTCGATGACAACGAGATGGATTCACCGACACACAAGGTTGACTGTTTCCGAAACCGTGTTGCCTTGGAGATCGAGTGGAATAATAAAGACCCTTTCTATGATAGAGATTTGAACAATTTTCGGTTACTGTTCGATTTACGGGCGATCAGTGTGGGTGTGATCATTACCCGTTGCGACGAATTGCAGGAAATCTTTGACGATCTTGGGCGCGGGAAGTCATACGGGTCGTCAACCACACACATGAGCAGGCTTTTACGGAGAATAGAGGGTGGCGGTGGCGCAGGTTGCCCGCTTCTCGTTTTTGGTATTTCAAGAAGATTGTACATTGAGGATTAAAATGAGTGCAGCAGACGATCTGATCAAAGATGTCGGAAAAAAGAAGTTTTCCACTGTTTTGGCAGATCCGCCGTGGCAGTTTCAAAATCGTACGGGGAAAATGGCTCCGGAGCATAAACGCCTCGCCAGATACCCCACAATGACGCTGGACGAGATCAAAGAATTACCAGTATCAAAGATCGTCACGGAGCCCGCGCACCTGTATTTGTGGATTCCAAACGCCTTGCTTGCGGAAGGCTTGGAAGTAATGAAAAGCTGGGGTTTTTGCTACAAGTCTAATCTGGTTTGGTACAAAGTGCGCAAAGATAACGGACCAGATCGGCGTGGTGTCGGTTTTTACTTCCGCAACGTCACGGAAATGATCTTGTTCGGTGTTAGAGGTAAAAACGCGCGAACACTGCAACCAGGGCGCAGTCAAGAAAATATCATTGTGTCGCGCAAGAGAGAACACAGCAGAAAGCCGGACGAGCAATATAAGTTGATCGAGTCGTGCAGTTCCGGCCCGTTCATTGAACTTTTTGCCCGTGGCAATCGTCGGAATTGGTTTTGTTGGGGCAATCAATCTGAAGAATATTCACCAGACTGGAATACATACGCAAACCATTCACAGAGTGAAAAATCTGCGATCGAAGTTATACAGGAATGGAAAGAGGGTTCTAGTATAGCGAAATAGACTACAAACAATACTTTCTCGTATAGTGTGATATACTTGAAAGGCATTAAGACAAAGCGGATCGAAAAGGTTAATTGCCTAACGAGCCGCTTTTTTTATTGCAAAACCATTTTCCCTGATTGGGTAATATGGTTTGAGTTATCCACAGGTTGCACACTTGCGCAGTAAAATCGATATGTTATAATTTACAAAGATCAATGTAAAACCTTTTAGCAGGGGTGAATACAAACACAGCAAAAGCAGATACAAGTGTTGTGTCTTAGTCAACGAGGTCGCTGTGTCCTCACTGCTAAGGCTAAGATACAACACGTGTACCTGCTTTTAATTTTTAAAAAACATAAATGAATGAGGCAAAAATCGAAGGCGGCGCTGTTTTGATCGCAAGGCAGATAGTTGAAAGTGAAATCTTTTATAATAAGCCTGATAAATGGCTAAAGATGTGGCTGTATATCATCTGCAGGGTCGCTTTCAAAGATGACAAAAAGTACAAGCGCGGCGAATTATTCCTGAAATACGAATGGATTTGTGAGAGAACAGGTGCATCAAAAGGGCAAATTGACAAATTCATCAGATGGGCAAAATCGGTCGACATGCTATCGACACGAAAGTCGACACGAGGATTTATTGTAAAAGTCAATAACTATCAGCATTATCAGACGTTAGACAACTACTATTATAATATGCCAGTCGACACAGAAAATGCTTTTCGGTCGACAGGCGGTCGAAACAAAGTCGACACTATACAGAAGAATGATAAGAATGATAAGAATGATATTCTTGCAACGGCAAGCGTTGCAGAGGAAAAGAAAGAAATAGCACAAGTGATCAAAATGTTTGAAATCGTTAATCCTTCAATTAGTTCCCTTTATAGTAACAAGACACAAAGAGCTGCCGCTGAACGATTGCTTGCCAAATGGTCGATCGAGCAAATCAATGCGGTGGTAAAAATTCTGCCGAAGTTAAACGCTGATCGGTACGCCAAAGGGAAATCAATAACTCCTTATGAACTAGAAAAAAATCTCGGACACATCAAAGCCTATATAGAGCAACATAATCAATCAAATCGAATTGTAAAAATATGAGATACATTGTCACATTTAATATCCCAAATAAAGAAAGCGTAGAGGTTAAAGTTGAACAAGAAAAAATGCAGTCGCTTATGGAAGCAGTCAATCAAAAGAAAGTGGCTCAAATTGGAAATGGGTTTTATAACACAGCTTATTTTGTAACTGCTTTGCCTGATAAAAGTGAAATCAAAATAGATAAAATGAAAAAGCATAGAATTGAAGAGACAAGACAAAAATACCTAACTTCAAAAAGCAAGATAAACACAGCATTTTCAAGGGCTTGACAGCATTTCATATTTTGCTATAATTATAGTGTAACTAGGTAACCATTAACAATATGATGGAGTTCAAGAAAGGTGTCGGTATTGTCGAAACCGCACCGGAAAAGAAAGAGGACGCACTGAACTGTGCACTCTACACAATGGCACGAGACTATGAAGACTATTCAGACTTCATGAATGATCTCGAAAGTAAAGCACGAGAAATCTGGGACGAACTCGTTGCAAGTAACGATGACGACGCTCTCACTGACGCGCTCATCAAAGGAGAGTAAAAAGTAATTAGTAGTATATCGGTAGAGAGGTGGCGCAGGTTACTACGGTGCCCCTCTACCGATACAGACGGTGGCTTTCACGGTCACCGCCTCCTAACCGCAAAGGTGCTCCGGCTTAACTGACGAGCCTCCGCACATTTGCTCCTCAATATGAAAAATCAAAAAGACAGAATCATGCGCCTTATCGAAAGAAAACAAGGCGCAACCAATCGAGAACTAAACGCAATCGCTTTCAGATATGGAGCAAGACTGAAAGAGCTCCGAGATCAAGGTCACTCGATCGTCACAGAGAAAGTGAACAACGACGGACTGTATCGTTATCAACTAATAAATAAGTCATGCCACAACAAATCGACATCCTAAGGCGAAAAGCTAGCAATAAAGGCTACTACCTGATGATTGACAGTAAATTCCATAAATGGCGAGTGAGGTTTATCCCACTAGAAAACAACAAAGACATTGCCACAGTTGAAGATGAAAGCATTGTCAAAGCATTTGAACAAGCATTTAATTTCATAAATAAAAAAATATGAAGGACGTACAAGATGTTTTCAATCAACAACAATCAATCAAAAAGGAGATGAAAGAGATCCGCAAGGAATACAGAGACGTTTTAGCCCAGGACGCAGAGTATCAGGCAATCCTCGAAAAGCTGACCGAGTTGAAAGAGAAGAAAAAGCAACACGAACTCTCCGCACAGCGTGCCATGGGCTCTCGCTGGGAAAAGCTGGAAGAGTTGAAATCGGAAGCCAAGGCGATCAAAGAAATGATCTCCGACATCTCGATCACAACACTCATGGACGGTGCAACGGTCGAGGTCCGCGACGAGTACGACAATTTATTTGAACCGATCTACATCGTAAATTTTAAGAAAGTTCACTGATATGAAAACAATCATTCGGGACATCTACATCCCTTATCCGATCAAGCATCACTTCTGGTCCGAACATTACAACGCCTACATGGTAAAAATCATCTACAGGCACAGAGTGGTAAATCTTAAAGGAAAAAAACTATGCACCAAATAATAACAATAACAGTCCTCTCTTTTCTTCTTTGTACTCAAAACGGATGTACAACAAACGAAGGAGAAGTCATCACGACTGTACAGGACAATGTAATTAGTTATCACGTTAAGCCATAATAATTAAATCACCATCCATTACGGATGCTAAAAGTATAAAGATATGAAAAAGATAAAAGTAAAAAATGGTGAACAATATTATTTCGTCGATGACGATTTTAGATTCATTCGCATAGAAACGCCAATTATAAAAAAACGCACAATCTATAGAGTTAGATCCAACTATTTTTCAACAAAAGAACCTGGAGATCAGTACGAAGTTATTAGACACATGCCATTTGCAAATAAAGAAGATGCAATAAAATATTCATTGAAAGAACTAAAAAGATACAAAAAATATTTGATGTCAGAGATAAAGAGAGTAGAAAATAATATATTGAATGAAAAAGATATATGAAAAATAAAAAGATAGAAGATATATTGAAAGAGTTTGATAGAGCATTCAACGAAATTCCATATCGAAGCGGTATGCTAGTAGATGTGCAAGCAGATGATGTTAAAGCATTTATCTCGGTGTCATTACAAAGTATCTACGAACAAGGAAAAAAAGACGCTACATTAGAAAAAGTAGATGAGCTTGATGTTCCATATTTCATGAAAGCATATAAATCAGTGATTCGCAAACAACTTCTTGATGAGATCATGGAAATGCTTAAAAATGAGATTTACCAATACAGTAGCGATTTAGAACAAGAAGATTTTGACAGAAACAATGTTGTAAGTGAAATAATTGAAATAATCAAAGATAAATACAATCAATAATATGAAAACATGGCAAGAAGAGATATTAAAAGAGTTTAGAGAAGATATGTACGGAAAAAATGACGCATTGTTTGATAGAAATGGAAACAATGTTTCATCGCAAGTAGAGAATCACATAATAAATGCCTACAAACAAGCAATCAAATCCCAAGACGATCACGTCTGCTACAACTGCGGAAGGATCTGTGACATCGTAGCCAGTAATAACACAATCCAAGACGTTATCAATCAAACAGCAATCGAAGTACCTACACCGCCACTTCACCACACGGCTTACACAAAAGAGGAAGTCCTCTCGCTCATCGAAAAAGACCGTCATAATCTTGTGTGGGCGATGACGGGGAAGTTGAGGAATAAGTATTTAACTAAATAAACAATATGATAAAAATATTAATAGTTGCATTAATTTCATATTATATAGGATATAAGGTATCATATTATATACAACTAAAATGGTTCAAAAGATTTTTAAATAGCAAAGGAATAAGTATGTAAAAAAATAGTATGTATTGGAAACATTTAAAAACAATTACAAAACACAAATATTACGTAATGATAGAGTGTTTTAAATCAGGTTTATTTTGGCAAGGAATAGTGCATGATATGTCAAAATATAGTCCTACAGAATTTTGTATATCAGCAAAATTTTATCAAGGGAAAAGCAGTCCGATAGACGCTGAAATAATCAAAAATGGTTACTCTGTTGCATGGCTAAACCACGTACACAAAAATAAACATCATTTTCAGCATTGGATTCATTACAATAAAGCGAAAGTTGAACCTGTTGATATGCCATTGAAATATATTCTTGAGATGGCTTGCGACTTTGTTGGGGCTGGAAAAGCGTATAATAATGTCACAAACGACAAATCTGAACCGCTAAAATACTGGAATGACAAAATTGATAAAACATTCATCACAGAAAACACACAAATCATTTTTGAACAGGTTTTGAAAAACTATGAAAAAACTGGAAAGATTAAATTGCCAAAATATGAGTTATGAAAATCCCAATCTACTACCTTCTTAATTCGTCACGTTTTGTGACAATCTGGCAAGACAGAGGCGAGATGGTAACACTCAGATATTGCGACAATGGAACGATCTCGCCCGGAGACTTCCACAAATCATTATTAATAAAAACAAGCCTATGCCAAAAGAAATTATCGCGCCAAAAGTTCAACCAACAGTCAAACCGCCATATCAAGATATGACACTCGGAATGTTCTACGGCTTCACGCTCTCATCGGTTCTGTACATTATCTTGTCAATTCTTTCGGTGGTATGACATGGCGAAAAAGGACAAACTACTTCAACATCCCGAAAGTCAAATCAAAAGGAAAGCAATACGACAGTAAATTCGAGGCTTCCTTTGCCCTGAAATATGATCAGATGCTCAAGAAAGGTGAGATCAAAGGCTACGATCCACATTACAGGATTCCTCTCATCGTAAACGGATTCAAAGTCTGTGATTACTACATCGACTTTGCAATTTATCACAATGACGGCACTGTTGAATATGTGGAGTGCAAAGGATATCCAACCGACGTATGGAAGCTGAAATGGAAGCTTTTCTGTGCGCTATATGAGAATGACCCGAATGTGACAATTACTCTTGAAATGCAGGGGAGGCAGAAGCCCCCAAAATTGACAAGATATAGGTTTCATTGATATAATGGAAAATATAAGGGCATTATACCCCACATCAAAAAATAAAATTTTTCGTCGGCTTCGCCAATATAAATAAAGTTCCGCTTTTTGCTTTAGTAGTGTCAGTTCCGCCGCCCCCCTGTAAATCCCTATCAGTTCGGTCAATGCTTATCGTGAGCAGGGCAACCGCCATCTCATCACTCTCGTAAAACCACCTAAGAATAGTAAAAGTTCGCCGTCGGTTGCCCTGCTCAGCTCTTTGTAAAAGGTGCGGGGGCGGCGGGTGAGTAGTTTAAAAACTGGTTTATCATGAGCCATGCGTAAGTATGGTACAAAGGTTAAGGTCTTTTGGAGCCAAGCAGTTTTGCGTTAACAAATTCTGCAGGGCTCATGGTAAGTCAGATATTCTGTCTAAAAATGGTCTAAAATCCCGTCTAAATTGTTCATTAATGGGCGCAGTTAGACAGTCAGATGATTAAGATACATGCTCCACTAAATCTGTATCTACGTAACTACATAGCGTATCCGACTGGGCGCATTAGTGAGTAATAATTAAAACAAATCACTATGGCAGCAAAGCCAAAAAAGAAAAGAGAAGTGGTCTATATCCGCGTCTACAAGTCAGACCGTGTGAAGATCAATAAGATTGTAAAACAAGCAGGAACGACACAGTAGGACGTTGTGGCATCGATCATGAAGATGCCTAAATAGTTGTTTTCTAAGGCAGGTTATGCCTGTCTTATGAAGATAATTAATTAATCATAAAAATATGGATCAAGGAGAAACAGTCTCAAATGAGACACGAGGAGAAAAAGCAACAGAAGTAAATCCATTTGGATACTTCAAACCTGCAGAAGATATGCTTCCAGTAATTCAGGAAGTAAGAGACGCATACACATCATTGCATAAATTTTTATTGACGTTGCCAGCATCACGACAGCGTTCAATAGCTATCACAGAGCTAGAAACATCTGCTATGTGGGCAATCAAAGGATTAGTTTTGAATGATAGCGGATCAACACAGCCAAATGAGTCAGGAATAACAGGTGCTTAGTTTCCTTCCACAGATCATCACTGGTGGTCTGTGATAATGAAATTATATGGAGAAAAAGCTCTACCTGGCAAAAACTGAATACTGCGTCAAGTATGCTAACATGCTCCCTTTCATCACGCCCAAAATCATGGGCAAGCACCTTTTCACAAGTCATTGGCTCAAAGACCGCATGGAAGCATCACGCCTTGCCAGCACGACAATGAACGTTCTGGTACGCACTCGACGGCTCATCAGGGCAAAATCCAAAGACGCCATCTATTTACGCTTGGGCAAGGATAAGCGGATCGGGATGCAATACTTCTTTCACAATCAAGCCTTGAACAGCTTTCTGGTAAATCTTGATCTGCACGGCTACGCGGTGAAATACGGCGGACTCAATGAAAAGTTTCCAAACTCAGACGGCATTCTGTATGTCGATGATCGTCACTGCATGGGACTCGATCCGGTCGCTATCGAACTCGACACAGGCTGTCACGGACCGCTTGCCATCCATGAGCAGATCATGAAGTACGAAAAAAGCCCTTTTCGGTACATCCTCTATGTCACCTATCCCACAAGCTACTACTACAACGGAAATGACGAGAATTACGAACAGCAGGCGGAGCAAGAAAAAAATTTGCGTCGCAAGATGAAAACACATAAAATCCCAAAAGAATTGCGGGAGAAAATCCTATCAACAACGTACGCACAGGCTACGGACCCGACACGCGACCCTCTCAAGGAAAAGATCTGGCGGACGCTCAACGGGACATACACAACCGTGCTATAATGAAAATGGTTTGGACGCTTTCGCTCTTTGCAGCATCAAGTTGTCTATCATCGACTAAACGCCACCCTGCGGGATTCTGTGGCGTACACTTCCAGTCATGATTGCTCATGGTCAAGCTAGGAAGTCAGCGTGCAAGGCGATGGGTAAAACCGATCTAAAGAAAGAGCTCAGCAATGGGCTCTTTTCATTTATTCTTTAATGGAGGAAAAATGAAGAAAGTGCTCGTGCAAATCTTTTTGCTTCTGTTTGCCGGTAGCGCGTTTGCTGCTATTGATACCGCTGCAACGACTCAACAATGCCCTTACCCATTGGATGTTAAACAAAAGTGGTATCTTTTCATTGACGGTCAAAAGCGTCTGTTTGAAATAATGGATTGCACAAAAGGCAAACCAGTCATTATTGCACGCGATCTTAGCGTTGAGGATGACGACAACTGGGTATATATCAATACAGCGAATATAACGATGATGTCCATGTACAGTGTTTCAGAGCAATCAGAGAAGAAATCTGATTGATCATAAGCGTCGTCCGCTCCGACACATTGCCGAGAAAAGACTCCCTCGGCGCAGAACAATGCGCCTACGGATTGCTATTTCACGACAAAGTGTCTCCGCTCTCTTTCGAATTCGCTTCGCTCATGCTGATCGTCGGTCGCTCCGTTTTGGTGCCACGTCAACGGCCACAGCTTACCTGACGGTAAACAGTGACCGCTGTCGCAGCACGTCACTTCGCTCTCGGGGAAAAGGAACGGATCATCTTGACAAGATGGAGCCTCGACTGATTCAACGGGTATGCCGATAATGGCTTAATTCGTAATAGAGTTCTATGTATCAAAGGACATGGAGGACAACGATCAGAAAACGCTTGTTGCATCTGATCAGAAAGAACAACCTGTACCTCGCTACGGGGAAAGGTTGGGGACCGGGTGAACTGGAATACGACGTACGCGTAATCCTGGAGGAGCTGGAGGAAATAGCGAACCAGCTTCGATAGAGTTCAATGGTGGCTTACAGAAAGCCATCATCGTCCTCCCCATTGTATCAGTCACTCCATCTTGTCAAGACGCTCCGTGCTGTCGGGGGCGGCGGCGCGTTTCATGATCTGAAAGCGTGTATCTTCGGGGAAAGAAGATCGATGACTTACAGTCGGTTTTGCTAAGCGGGGCGCGCCGCCTTCGGCGGTTAATGATGTTTGGTTTATATAAAACGGGGGGTCAAACACATATCCAACTGATTGAAAACAAATAGAAAAAATGTTTATTTTGGTATGTACTTCTCAAGGATCTCCATTTTGGTCATCTGCTTTCTTGTGAACACCTGCATCTTTTTTATTTGAGCACATCTCACAACCGCATCGGGGAATGCCGCAAAAAAATCTTTCTCGCGTTCCTTTTCTTTTGCGGCCATCTTTTTGATTTCCTCGATGTCATCAGGCGTCAATTTCTCAATGTCCAGACCGAACTTTTTGAGAAATGCCTTATCGACAACACCCTGCTCGTAAAGCTCCAACATCCCCATTTTTGACGTTGCGACGCCATGCGATTTTTGGTGCATGTCCATCGCGGCGTCAACCAACTCCTCACATTTGTCCATAATGTAAAACGCGAGGCTGCCTTTGTAGCCGTCGTTCATCATCCTTCGCCACACTGATTGGTATTCGGCTCTCTCAAATCCCATTTCTTTGTTGGTCAGATTTCCACACTCAAAGCCGCTAAGTACCTTTTCTGCCGCGCCTTCCAGCCTTTTCATTTCTTGTTCAATGTCCCTTGCCATAAGAATCCTCCTTTTTGGCATCAAGTACCATACGTGAAAAAGGTAGACAAGAAAAATCTCCAAGACCTAAAATTATCGCTTGACATGAGACGATGATCTCATCTAAATTAACTTAAAACAGATAACAATAGGAGGTGGACGCAATGGCAAACGAAGATTTTATCAGACAACTGGCTATCAACCTTCACAAATTCACACCACGGGTCACTGGGGAGGTGCTTGTCGCCCGTGGATTGGCAGGGAATGTGCCAAGCGGTGAAACACTTGCACGGCGCGTTTTGAAGGACATGGAGGCGCGCGGGGAGCTGACGTTTCACAAGTTTGGCACAAAGGGCGTGTATTCGTTGCCTGGTCTTGAGGGCTATGACGATCACGCGGAAATGATCACCGACGCTTTGGTGAAACTTGCCTGTCGGTGGGACATCAGCGTTGCGCGTGAAAGGCTCATAGAGAGCGTGGCGATTCGTCCAGATGCGATGGTGTTGGTTCGAGATGGAGCGCGGCACTGCTGTTTGATAATCGAGGCTGTAAATACTGAAAATATCAGGTTTTTTGAAGGAAAGCTCCAGGTTTGGCAAAAATGGGGCGGTGCATGTGACTACCTGTCACATCTGTTTGGTTGCCCGGTCCCGTTCTTCCATCTCGTAACACATGGCAAGAAGATGGGTGATACTCTCACCCTTACCGAGACAATTCAAATGATGGAGGTGGAATAATGGCGCAATTTCATGGTGATCTCATAGACATGATCCGCACAAACTATTGTTGTCGGATTCGTTGTCGGAAGCTCATGAAGTGCAAGAAGCTCTGCAACAAGGCGCGCGGAGAATTCGAGTTTGCACTTCGCAATTTCATTGTCGCTCGTCCCGACTTCGGGCTTGCCCGCATTGTAGAGGACATCGACGTTTCCAAAAAGGAGGTGCGCAAATGGCAATAATTGACGGGTATTGGTTGTACGCAATTGCACTTGTCGTCGGCATTCTCATCGGGCGCGTGTGGGGGCGTGGCAGTGCCCTTGCCGAGATCCAGTATGCACAGCACCAGCAACTTCAAATGCAAGCGTACCAAGAGATGATCGCAAAAATGGGAGGTAACAATGAGCAATAATCTTCCAGCTCTTTTTGGTGGTGGCTGTGTTTTCCCGCTTATGCCGAAGCCGCGCGGCAACAACGTGATCGGTCGCTTGATGACCAACATTGAGCTTGAACAGCTCAAGAAACAGCAAACGTTGCAAGCGGACACCATCGAGCAGTTTGTTCGCGGGCAACGGTTGCAGCAGCAATTCATTATCGACCAGGTGACGGCCAACGAACGCGTGAAAGCCGAACTCGATGAGCTCAAAGCACGGCAAGCTCTGGCACAATCAACGGCGGAGCTTTCCATGATCGATGTGTTGGAACGGCGTTTGGAGTTCCAGCAGAAGAAAAAGGCGTACGAGGCGAGCGGTGAGTAGCATTCGCTTCGGTTCAATATCGGAGGGGTGGTGCGCGCTGTACGATCGGCGCATCACCATCTCCATTTCCGAGAAGGACAGGTTCAGAAGCGTGCTGTTCATTGGCGCTCCGGGATCTGGCAAGTCCGTCGGTATCGAGATCTTTTGTCAGCAAGATCTTTTGATGAAAACGGCGCTTGTTCTGATCGATCCGTCGGGAGAGTTGGCGCGCAGAGTGTACAGCCATGCAAAGGTATTCAAGAGAGAGGTGATCTATCTCTCAAAGGAGAATCCTTGCACGGGACTCAATCTGATGATGGCTCCGCTCTCCGTTGAACAGAGGGCGGAACTCGTCCTTGCTTACATTAATCACATAACTCTCACCACGTCGTCAGACCTTTCCGCGACAACCAGAATGCGCAATGCGATCTATGACGTTGTGATCTGGTGTATCGAGAACGGCCGGCCACGTTTGGATGCTTTGCTCGACAGACTGCGCAAGAAGCAAGACCCCAAAAACCAGCACGCGATCGACGGCGTCATTTCACGCCTTGAGAGCATTCTGTCCGATCCCGCAGTCCGTGACATTCTCTGCATGGAAAAGGCGGTGAATTTTCTTGAGTTGGCGGAGAGAAAGCGCGTTTTGATCGTCGACACGTTCGGGCTTGGCGAACTTCCTGGGGTTGCCGTCGGTTCCGCTTTGACGTTCTTGCTCAAGGAAAGCTTTTTGGCGGTGCGGCGTGAGGTTGTTCATCCGTTGGCATTGTATATCGACGAGGCGCATCTATTTATCGATCAGAATTTCTTCCATTTGTTGAAAATGGCTAGGAAATACAAGGTGATGACCACCTTGGCAACACAAGACTTTGCGTCCGTTCCGCAAACGTTCAAACAAGTTTTACTCAGTAACATCGGCTCGATCATTGCCCTCAACCCTGGGGCACGAGAGGCACGGGAGATCGCGCCGGAGTTCAAAGACCTATCTGACAAGGAGGTGAAGTTCACAGAAAAATATCACGCTGCAGTCAAGACACCGGCATTTGAGGGCATTGTAAAAATGAACAGACCGCCGTTTGTCAAAGTCCTTCCGCTTCCTGTGAAGACTGTGGAGAAGCGCCCCATGTGGTTTGTAACTACTTGATATGATATAATATAAACAGCATGGAGGTGACGCATGAGTTCCATCGTTGAGTTCATGATCGAAACCAGTCCGTACCTTAAAATGCTCTACTTTGAGCAAGAACGCGAACAGGAGGAGGCTATGGCAAACGGAAAGCTCAAGTCGGTTGGCAGTCTTTGGAAAGGGCACACAAAGGACAACGGCGTGATGTTAAGCGGGTTCGTAAGCATCGGCGTGTTGGGGAATGATGTCAACATCATGATTTTCCCCAACAAAAACAAGAAGGCAGACAGCCGTGACCCTGATTATTTCGTGTCCGTCAAGGTGGATGAGAAGCAGGACAAGATCCCGCTTCCGCCGAAAAACAACGATGATCTGTAGGTGATTGAATGAAATCAACGGGGATCATCAGTTACCAAGTCCATGAAGCAATCAAAGATGCGATCACTCAGGCGGTCCATCAGGTGATTGATTGCGTGGAGTTCGACGGAGTGAATATCACTGTTTTTCTGGCGTTCCAAGAAGAAGGTGAAACGGTCAGCAATCGAGTTGTTCGGCAAGAGCTGTCGTTCAAGAAGTAGACCACAAAAACATTAACAGAGGGGGCAATGTCCCCCTCTCAAATTATGGAGGCAGAATGAGAGCAACATTGATGGCTATTTTGGAAAAACTTGCCGATCTGGTCATAGAGCGTTTACGGAAACAAGATAAAACCAAATCTCCAAGTGGATTCACGATCAAAGTTGAAATATTCAACAATGATACGAACGAAAAAATTGCTGGAGTGGGCGCAAAGATTGCTCATTCAGACAGAGCAGAATCTGTCAATTAAGGAGGACACATGAAAAGAATGTATGTCGCAGTACCCTTCCGAAAGCACAACGGCATACATTACTACAAGCTGTATGTCGACGAGGAATTGGGCTTACTGGTTGGTTCTCTTGAGGCATATTTTGAGGAAGGGAAACAGAAGCTTACAGTGACTCTCTTTGGTGAAGAGAATTGCACTTGCAACCGTCAATACACGTTATTTGGAGGTGATAATGGTCGACAAGGAACAGTTAAAGAAAGATCTTAGGCTCGTTTATGACGCTTTCGACGTTTTTGTCCTTGATCTTGTGGATAAACTTGTCTTGGAAGATGACAAGGAAAACAACTTTATCCTGGAGTTTTCAGTCTATACGGAAATGGGTGACTTAAAAGAGCTCGCAGGTAGTGGCACAATGCGATTTGCTATAGGAGACGTACATGAGACTCAATAAACACGCCCAGAGTATTTTGATCGAAGCGTTACGCGCCTACCTTGAGCGGACTGAAAAACTCAACGACACGGATTCTCACGTCGTTGATGATGTCCGTTTTGTCCTCATGGCGGTGCCGGATAATCGGGACTCTGAGATTGTCTGTGAATTCTTTTATTCTCTCAGCAGTAAATCGGCGGAAGTTAGGAGTTTCAACACACCATTTTAAATTGCACACCACCGTATGTCAGATGCGGTGGTTTTCTTTTGGAGGGCTTATGAGCGTCAGATACTCGCTTTGCATGTACTGTGGAAGATGTCCGACACGCGAAGAACAAAAGGAAAAGGACGTACCGCAAGACGTATGTCCTTTCTGTGGCGGTCAGGTGGTCTATGCCTACCGTGAAGAACCGCGCGTGCCAAACAAAAAACCTAAATATCAAGAGGGGTGGCAACGATGGTGAACCTTTTTGAATTGCTATTGATCGCGCTTTTGCCCGCAGTTGTCGCCTTTCATATCGGCAAGGGGAAGCCCGATGTCACGGAGCATTTTCACGTCAGGGATTATTCTCATGACCTTGTTGTCCAATGTCACAGCGTTGTGCGCAACGGGGTCGAGATCGACAATAAATGCACCGCTTCCAAACCATGATCTATTTCACCCAAAAGGAACTCGCCCAAAGGTGGCGGATCTCTGCGGGCACGCTCAAGAACTGGCGGGAGAAGGGGGTTGTTCCATTCTTTCAAGTTCCCCATTCAACCCGCATATTGTACCCTGTGAGTGAAATTCTATGCATTGAACAGTCAAACAAAAAGGAGGTGGCAGAGAGCAAGCCTGTATCCCGTAATTGGAGGATATAATGGCAAAGCTCAATCATCACTTGGAAGAAAGAAACGGCGTGTGGTACTTCCGTCAGAGGGTGGACGGGAAATTGAAGTACAAGAAGTTGTCTGAATCCGTCATGAAAGCGCGTGTCATGCGCGACAAGTTGCTTTCGCAGGAAAAGCCGGAGCCGACCGGCGCACTGTTTGGAGAAGTTGCAACCAACTGGGCAAAGCATCAAGAGACCAGGATCGAGCAAAATCAGATCAAGGCTTCCACATGGAGAGACTGGCGCTCCAGTGTCAATCGGCATGTTCTCCCGTTTTTCGGGAACACGCCCATAAAAGACATCTCCATCGGAACGGTTGAACGGTTTATCGATTCTCTCGGGTGTTCGGCAAAGCGGATCAACAACATTCTCGTACCTGTTCGCAGCATCTTCAAGTATGCCAAACGGCACGGCCACATCACATCGAACATCATGGGCGATGTGGACAATTTGAAGTTGGAACAATCGGACATTTACCCGTTCACCATCGAAGAGGTCAACGCGATCATCGGTCATGCGCCGGAGCAGTACAAGCCGTTTTTCATCACGGCTTTTTTCACAGGGTGTCGGTTTGGCGAATTGGCTGCGCTGAAATGGCACCAGGTGGATTTCACCCGTAAACTGATTTTGATAAGAGAAACGCTTGTTTACGGCGAGGAAGGTCGAACAAAAACAATGAAGTCAAAGCGTGACGTTGATATGCTTCCGCCTGTTGTGGACGCTCTCAACAGCATGAAAAGACAGCATAAACACGTTTTCATCGACCGAAAAGGCGACCTGCTCACACCTGATCATGTCAGAGAGGTGATATGGAAGCCAACGCTTGAAAAAGCGGGCATAGAATACAGACCGCCCATTCAAACACGTCACACCTTTGCAACGCTGATGATCGATGCAGGGGAAGACTTGGGGTGGGTACAAAGAATGCTCGGACACGGCTCTTTGCAGATGATCTACACCCGATATTATTCATGGGTAAGGAAATCTACGAGAAACGACGGCAGCGCATTTTTGGCAAAAGTACTACCAATGTATGACCAAAAAGAAAAAGGGCTTACAGCATTTCTGCCATAA